CGCTAACTGCCTACAGCTAGCGGTTATGTCAGGATTACGTCGAGTAGCGCAGCGGCTCGGCGGCGTAGGACAGGCTGATCTGCGTCATCAGGGCCTCGTTCGTGGCCATGGTCGGCACCTTCAACAGCGACCAGTAGGCGTTCGCAGCCAGCTTCGAGTCATTGGGGAAGGGCATGAGCAGTCCGTAGGGAGCCCGCGCTTCGTCCGCCACGCTCACGTCAGCGTACCAGGCCAGGGTCGGATCATCGAACACGTCGATGGTCATGTTGACCGCGTCCTTGATGGTCGGAATCTGGCGCTTGACCGTGTCCGTGATCGAGGTAATGTCGGCGAACTGCTGCGCACCACCGGAAGCGCTCACGCCCTTGACCTGCGACAGCACGGACCAGGCGGTGATCTTGCGGAAGGTACCAGCACCCGCCGAAACACCACCAGCGTACTTGGTCGTGTCAGAGGTATCGACGCCTTCAAGGGTCATGGAGACACCAGCGGCGACCGCTGACACGCGGCAAACCCGTTGGTCAAGCAGGCCCCAGCCAGACGAGATGACGACATAATCACCAACGGTGGGAGGGGTAGCCGTACTGGCGACTGCCGGGTTGGCATTCGTGATGGCGGTGATCGTGGTGCCAGCCAGGGTGAGGACGGGGGAGTAAGTTTTGGCCACAGCCACTGTGGCTCCGGTAGAAAGTGTGATGCTCATGGAATATGCCCTTTCGGCTTCAAGCCAAATGATAGATAATCTTCGGCCTTAGTCGAAAACGATTTTGGGCCTACTGGAATTCTAGCGCTCTGGCATTTTCTCGCTTGGGCACGAGAGTTGAATGGTCCTCAGATGCGAACTGTGGTCCCACGATATGCTAAAATGCCGGGAAAGGAGATGCCATGACGCCCGCCCCTACCCCGGAAAATCTCGCCCTGATCATGGACGAATACAATCTGAATGTGAAGAAGACCGCAGGTCTGCTGCATGTTTCCACCAGGACAGTTAATCACTGGCGAAAAGGCGACAGGGTTATGTCGCAAATGGCTTGGGACTGCCTTTTATTGAAACTTCAGAAACCAAAATCATTGACCATTATTGGTAATGACTGGCACATCCAGTAATTACTGGAAGAAGTAGAAAGGCACGATCAGGTCCTGGCTGGTCCAGCCGTTACGGCTTTGCTTCCGGCCAAACCTCGGGCAGTCCAGGTCCACGCCAGTCAGGCGCTGGTACTTCAGTAATTCACGCAGGTAGTTCAACTTGACTAGGGCGTCGCGTGTACCCTGGCCCTCCTTAGAGAACAACTGCAGGATCACTTCCCCATAGCTGGCTGTGTACGGGGCAAGGTCAATGCCCTGGCGGACGCTGTCTGTGAACTCGATCATCACCCGTAGAAAGCTGCTGCCCACAGCATCGAGATCGACCTTGACCGCGTTCTCATAGAACAGCTTGACGGTGGGGTAGGTCAGAGCCCACGCAGGGTTCAGGTAGGCCACGATGGCATCGCGGACTTGGACTTCAGTGGTCATACACCGAGACTCCTGAGAATGGTGAGCTGTGATCTGCCGATGCTGGCGAACCTGTGCTTCGTGAAATCTACGGCCCTGGACACGACATGGGATGAACTTGGGTTGACTGATCGGAAGTCGATCTCGCCACGTTCAATCTTCCAAGCGTAGGGCTCATCATGCACTGCTGAGTTGGACAGGTAGATGTCGGTGCCAAGGGGCTGCGCCTTGGCCGCTGACAGCCGTGGCCAAGCCTTATTGAGGGCGTGCTCTATGGCCGGAGCATCCCCTTTCTCGTATGGGTCAACGACACCGGACGAGATCATCTTGTGGGTCAGGAGTTTTGCAGGTCTCCAGATGTTGGGTGGGTTGTTGAATCCCACCTCCCACCCAGAGACAAAGTCACCAGTGAACTGCGGAGACTCCTCTAGGACTTGTTGCAGGGCGATCTCGGCAAGGCCCGCCGCCGCGTCCTGCGCGGCCCTCTCCACCGCCCCGAACCACGCCCCTACATCAGCGTCGAATTTCTCAAGCCCTTCGAGCATGGCAGCTCCAGGTCAGGCCCTCATCCTGTGCGGAGAGGATGCGCCAGACGCCATCTGAGAGCGTCAGGGTGTCCGGTGGATCAGGGGTCACGGCCTTGAGCATCATCACGGTCAGGTCCCCGCGCTCGTACTGCTCTGTGGCCTTGCTCAGGTACTCGAAGTGCTCTGCCCACTTGATGCGGAACACCTTGATAGCTGAGGGTGTGTCCACGTAGGTGTCCGTCAGCGGGGCATAGACGCGGGAGGTGAACGTCGCCATCTCAAAGTTCGGGGACTCGACCACATTGGCCAGCGACACTCGCAGCCCGGAGGTCGAGACATAGGACTCCTTGACCAGGTACCAGACCGAGTTGAGGTAGATCAGGGAGTCGGCAGGGGCAGACTCCGTGCCCGACAGAAAGACCTGGTACTGCGGTGGGTACTTCGAGGAGTCCTCAGCATCCGGCAGGTACTTGGCGAAGGCCAGCGCAGCGTAGGCGGTGCCCGGTGCAGTGCCAGCAAGCTCGTCAGCGATCGTTGTCAGGTTGGCAAGGCCGTCCGCGCCCTGGACAACGTAGTTGAGCCGGATGGTCTCATCATCCCAGAAATCTGGCGCTCCATGCCCGACGAGATAGGTCTGCCCATGAATGGTAACAACCCGTCTCGCCGGGATGGTAACGCTAGAAGCTGTACTTATCTGGCGTTTCTTAACAGCTACACCGTCGATCTTGGAATACGCCAGGACCTCGAACTGACACTTGAAAGTAGTCGCACTATAGGCGTCAGTAGCTGTAGTTTTGTCGAAGCGTCTGGCTGCGTCCAGGAGTCTCATACCTCCCCCGTTCTCATCATGTTAGCTAGCCTGACAGCCCTGCCCTTTACCTGTGATGCCCATTTACTGTCTAACATACATTTAGCCGCCTCTTGGTATTCTCCTGCCTGCACACTTGATAAAGTGTCCTTAAATCTTTTGAGACCTTCAACACCAAGATTAAACGCCATATTGACTAGAACACTGCGTCTTGTGTCGTCAAGGGTAGACCACCAAGGTAGGCACCTGTCTAGCGACTCCATCGTCCTTGTAATATCATTAGTAAGGAGTAACTCAGCCTGCGCAGCAGTTATAGGTTTGCGTCTACCGTCGTGCCCTACCTTACGAAGTTCCTCAGTAGTAAGTGGGCATGAGTCAAGGTTCCTGCCAACTCCAATTGTCAAAAACCCCTTGGTGCAGCGGTAGGGAGCCAGCTTTAAGCCCTCATCCCTGATCAAATCCTGTCTGAGGCTGATCATGTCCATCGTTATACGCCTGTCACCGGGTCCACGCTGGGAGACACGATCCCGAAGTACGACTTGGCCACGGTCGCTGTCGTGACCGCGCCAATGGCCCCGAACGCGGCTACCAGCCGGGTGCGGGCCTTCTCGTACTGCGCTGTCACCTGCGCAATCACGTCCCTGTAGGGGTTGTCGAAGCGGCTTATCTGAGCCTTCCCATCCGTCACCTGCTTGGCGGCGAACAACGGCATGGTGGCGGTCAACTGCTTGGCCACCGAGTAAGTGGCGAACAGGTTGCAGGCTGTAAGGAACCTTGCCTCAGCAGCAGTCTTCACTGGCAGGGCCTTCGTCGTTGTGTAGGTGGACTCAAGGGTCAGATCAATCTCCTCGAACTCCTGCGTGAGCGTGTCAGCGTACAGGTTCAGGTCCAGGACCACGTCCGGGATGTCTTCCTCGCTGACGCCCAGGGCAGCCCGCACGTCGTTGTAGGTGGTATAGGTCGTCAGCATGGAAATCTCCTTCCCGGCATTTTACCATGTTGTGACTGATGTTGGCTAAGGTTGACAGAACGGTGCGGTGTTGCTAGCATAACAACTTTACTGGAGACCCGAATGAAAACCGAGAAAATCTTCACCTTCCGCATCCCTGTTGAACTGCTCGATGCTGGCCACGCTCTGGCTGAAGCGCAGGACCTTACGTTGGCCCAACTCATGCGCCGCCTACTGAAGGAGGCCGTGGCAAAGGAGGGGCAGCAATCGTGACAGAGACCCTGCCCCAGTCCCCTCGGCGGGCAATGATCGAGTCCATGTCATTTTCAAAGCTGCCAGACTATCGTTTCATGGGCGTGTACTACATCCAGAACCGTACCTCAAACAAGTTCTATGTAGGGTCCAGCTTCGATGTCTACAGCCGGATAAAGTCCCATCTAAACCTGCTGCAGCGCAACTGCCACACAAACATCCACATGCAGAGGTCCTACAACAAACACGGACAAGACAAGTTTGCTTGGGGTATCTGTGAGGAGGTCTTTGACATTGACCAACTACTGGTAGTAGAGCAGGTGTGGATTGACGTCATGGGTGACTACAACATCTGTGCTGAGGCTGGCAGTACTAGAGGGTACGTGGCTACGGAGGAGACTAGGGCTAAGTTAAGGGCCAAAAATGCTGGAGAGGGAAACCCAATGTACGGGACCAAGAGACCAGAAGTTGGTGAGGCTTTTAGGAAACTACACACTGGAAAGGTCTTATCTGAGGACCATAAGCGCAAGTGTAGTGAGGCTCTCAAAGGAAAGCGTGGCCCGTGGGACAACCCAGAAAGTGCAGCCAAGGTAATCGAGGCAGCGCGTATGGCCAATACTGGAAGGAAGCACTCAGAAGAAACACGAGCAAAAGTATCGGCTGCTGGTATTGGGCGGGTAGTTTCTGAGGAGACTAGGGAGAAGATGAGAGCTAATAAATTAGGCACTACACATACAGATGAAACAAAGGCCCTGCTCAGTAACATGAAAAAGGGAAAGAAGTTAAACTTGTCTGATGCTGAGAGGATTAGAAGGTCAGATCGAGCTAAGCTGATACGCAGCAAAATGACTGAGGAGCAGAAGAAGGCTATGGTTGAGAAAATGCTAGAGACAAAACACCTAAAGATGTTTGGGTAGGCACAAATAAAGCCCGGCACATGGCCGGGCTTGTAGGGAGCCTGTATTATTTACAGGACAAGGTTCAGTCTATGGAACGCACGGGTGTAGAATCGTGCGGCGACAGCTCCATAATCTATCCTGAACTTTGTCGACCGACGGGTAACGAACTGCGCGACGGACTGATAGTTTGCTGTGCTCGACTCGTGCAGAACGATGGCGTTCGGCTTCGAGATGCCCAGGATCGTATTCGCCGGCCAGTTCGCATCGGTCACGATGTAGATCGGCAGGTTGGACGGCCACAGCGGGTCCATCACGACTTCGATGGTGTCCATACGCTGGCTGGTCTGGTTGTCCGTATTGGCAGTCGGGCGACCGGTACGGTTCTGGATGGCCAGGGCACCGTCGATGTCCGTGATCACGTGGGTGATCGGGGCACGCTTGCTGTGCTTGGCAATCCACTTGATCCAGGCCTTCTGCGTCAGGACGCCGGCAGCCGCGATGGAGCTGTCGATCGTGACCGCCTTCTCGACCTGATCACCAGACAGGGCAGCCATACCGTGGTCGGCGTCGCCGGCCATCATCGAGAGCAGCCAACCATCAGCACGCTCGGCGATGTCGTAGGTAGCCATGATCGACATGCACTTCTGGACTTCAGCGAAGCCGAAATAGTCCATGGCTTGGTCACTGATTTCCAGACCCGACGCGAAGATCGGGATCGTACCGGACTGTTCGCCAACCGTCAGCATGCCGATGGAGGTCGGTTCAGCCAACTGGGCGACAGGCTTGGAACGACTGTTGCGGGCCGGGTCATAGTTGAAGACCGGCTTCTCATATCGGTTGCCAGCAACCGACTGCGTGAACGCGACCAGGTTCATGAACTGGGCCAGGACACCCGAACGGTCCTCGTAGATGTCGTTCTGCACGCCGGCCAGGATGGCGGCGGGGGCGACAAAGCGGGAGATGCCAGTGCTGCCGGGCGCGGTACCAGCCGCCGACAGGCCACCGCCATCGAGGATGTCACGAATCTTGGCCGGCTTGATGCCAGACTTCAGATCAGCCGTGCGGTACAGGCCACACTGGGCAAAGAGCTGCTCGCTCGCCGTGGGCATGCCCTGGGGCGTGGGGAACTGGCTATTGAGAGCGCCGACAAAGCCCTGCTCGGACTTGTACAGGCCCATGTCCAGGGTAATCTCGTGCTGGCCGGTGCCATCTTGAAGTGTTGCTTTGAATTCCATGCTGGCTCTCCTTAGAGCAGTTCGATGACGATGGCAGTACCGACAGCACCGGTACCGACCGGGCCGAGGGACACGACGCGGGCCAGGAAGGGCAGAGCCTTCGCGGTCGCCTGGTTGGTGGCGCTGACGACACGGATGGTGGTGCTCAGCGTTTCGGCGACCTGGACGGCAGCCGGGGCAGCCGCATAGACGTATTCGCCGATGGCGATCACGCCAACGCCGGGAGTCGCTTGCAGGCCATAAGCCGTGGCGTCCACATAGCCCTTGGTCTGGACGCCGCCGAGGACGTAACCGTCATAGACGCCGGTCTCGACGCTGGTGCAGATGCCTTCGATCGGGTCAGCCGCCGAGAGCAGGTTGTATTGTGAGTCGCCGGTCAGTTTGACGCCCTTGCCAACGTCCACGTCGGTAAAACGGGTGTTGGCCGCGTTGGCACCAACGCGAGCCGTGATGATCCGCTCAGACTGAGTTGTCGGCGTAATGAGAAACTTTGCCATGTTGATATACCCTTATTTGGAACCACGTACTGCGTTGAGTTGGGCTTGGGTCACGTTGGTCATGACATACGCCGCGCTTTTCTTGGGCTCGTTGCTTGCGGAAACCGCTGCAACGCCGCCAATGGGAAACTGTTTCTGGAACAGGTCGGACAACCGGGCATGCTCGGCAAGGACCTGCGCTGCTGGCGTGCTGAGGGTTGCGACCGGGGCCGACTTGAGGGCCACCGCCATATTGGTGACGGACTTGACGGCGATGCTCAGCAAAGGATCTACGGTCGCCTTCAGTTCGGCGAGCTGCTCCTCGACCTTGGCCAGCTTGATGCCAGCCTGCAGAAGTTCGCTGTCCTTGTCCTTGATCTGCGATTGCAGATACTGAACAGTTGGGTCGCTTGTGGCAACTTTTTCGACTACCTCTTCGGTGGCCGCTTCTTCTTGCACGCCATTGGGAACCTCGGCTGTCACGGTTTCGGTTGTATCTGCTTGCTCGATAACTGCCTCCACCACGGCTTCAATAGCCGCTCCTGCGGCCAGAGCTGCGATGTCTGCTTCGGTCAAAGCCTTTTTGGCCATGGTGGAATCCTCGGGAGTTGTGGGCGCTAGGTCGCCAGATAGCTTGAACCTATTGGTACCAGTATTATCCATAGGTTTTGACAATGACGCAAGGATTTTCTTCTTCAGGCCTCCAACCACGGCGTCGAACGTGGTAATGCCATCGGTAAGGCCCACATCTACCGCTGCCTGGCCGATGAATTCCTGCCCGTCAGCCATCGTCTTGTCGGTGTACTCATAGGTCCGGCCGCGCATCTCTGCCACGTGATCGACAAAGACTCCGTAGGAGGCGTCAACCATGGCCTGAATCTGGGCTTCGCCGGCCTTTGTCAGTGGCTCGTTGGAGTCGGCCAGGGCCTTGTACTTGCCCGCACGGATAACCGTTACCGTGACCCCTGCCATTTCGTTGGCCTTGGAGTACTCCTTGAACGTGGCCTTGACACCAATACTGCCGACGAGCGCTGCCTTGCCGGAATAGACCCGGCCAGCGGAACAACCCAGCCAATAAGCAGCGCTGGCCATCGTCTCACCATAGGTGGTGATCGGCTTGACCTTGTGTGCCGCCCTGATCAGCGCACCGGTATCGGCACAGCCAGAGACCGCGCCACCACCTGAATCGACATCGAGCAGGATCTGCTTCACCTCCGGGTCACTGACGGCAGCCAGGACCGCGTCCCTGATCTCCGGGTAACCGGTTACCCCGAAGTACTTCAGGTAAGGGCTGTCGCTGTTGACCAGTGGCCCTTTGATCGTGATGGTAGCCAGGCCATCACTCACGGCCAGAAGGCGTGGAGACTCACACTCGTCTTCCTTGTCAAAGCCTCCGGCTGCGATCTTGATCTCGGCTTCCATCGCTGTTTCATAGCTGGCTTCTGATCCGGCCCAGCAGCGTTCTTCTTTAGTGCTCATAGGTATCCTGCAGTGAAATCTTTGGAAGATCAGTGGCCATCAAACTTCCCATCCGGCGTAGTGGTGGATGAATGGTTCTGCGGGCAGGATCGGGTCCCCGTCTTCGTCGAAGTTGTCCGACGAGTACAACACCGTTCCGTCAGTGTCCCAGTCGTCTGGTACGAGCACGTCAAGCACGTCGAGCCCGGACACGGGCAGCCGGTAGTACGTCACGATGTCGGGGATAAGCTCATCGACCGCTGGCTGATAAATCACGCGAATCATGCGATGCCTCTTTTCAGCTTGAAGATGTCGAACGTGGATTGCAGCGTTGCCAGTTGCGCAGTACGAGTCGCAAGAGTAGATTCATTCTTCGCCAGATTGCCTTGGCGAGTGGTCAGCCTTGTTTGGTCAGCCTCGCGTGCAGCCAGTGCCGTGTCGTACTGCGTCTGTCTTGTGGCAAGAGTTGCAGTCCTAGTAGCCACTGTCTCTGGTGTAGTAGCTGCTGCCAGACTTGCTTGCGCAGTAGCAAGAGCGGTTGCCCTGGTAGCCAGTAGAGCATTAGAGGCTGTGAGGTCCGCAGTAATGGTCGTAATCTGAGCATTCAGAGTATCGATGTTCTGCTGAGTGCCAGCTATCGACACGTTAAGCGCTGCGATTCTCGTAGTCAGATCAAGGTAACGTGCGGCAATTACCTCTTCTCGTCGTAGTGCGATAGCCTTGAGCTTCTGCGCTTTATGCTCAGCCAGTGCGAGCTTCCGCAACTCCAGTCGAGTCTTTATTGTCTCGCCGGGAGCAGTGAAAGTAGCTGTGCCAGCGTTATTGACATCCTTGCGCTTTACATTAACAAGAGTAAAAGGCGCTGGCTCAAGAATATCGAACTTGCCGTTTCCGCGATAGACAGAGCCGGGAGGAATATTAGAATAGGGATGCAGTGTGGCTAGGATATTGCTCATGCTGTAATCGCCTGTAGTTCTGCGTCGGTCATCTGGTAGTTGTAGATGGCGACGGGGCCGACGTAGCCGTTGATGGACTGCCCGATTATAATTGTAGCACCAGACCCAAAAGATCCGTCAAATGAGCCAGACGCAGGGGATAGACCATCACCCGTCACTTTTAGCCCTGTTCCCCAAGCAATGGCGCGTTTTCTTTTTCCTGTGGAAATATCAGATAGCCCGCTTTTTATTACTATGTTCGTTCCATCATATGCTTTCCATACGGTATTGGCGTCTCCGGTGTTGATGTATGAAAACCCATCTGAACCAACGAGTACCGCCCTTCGAGACGTCAAAGAGGAGGCAATCTGTGTTTCACAATAAAGAGTCCCCACAGCAAAATCAATGTTACTAGCCGTCTGGAACGTCAGCGAATCCGCATTCCTTGTAATCGTCGCAGTCGTCGTAACAATCGGACTCGTAGCTACCGAACCCGCCTCATTCTGCACGCAGTCCACGTC